TTGAAAATCGGAATTAACAGTACCAGCGGGAGCAGTTTTATCTATTGGAGGATTGTATGCACTACCACCTCCGCCGCCACCTCCACCATATGTTACAATAACATCAGTATTGCCGCCACCCATCTCAAAGCCACTGTCTGCGTACAAGGATTGCTGCGTACCTGCTATTACATCCATATCTGATAATACTGCCATTTTTATTATTTAATAAATATTTTATTGTATATTTTCCCTTTGATTATTATCTCTCTCAAACACCTGCTCTCTACCTAATCCAGTTCCAAAATCTCTTTCAAAGTAGGCACCACCACCCCCACCTCCACCATATGATGGATATTCAACAGGAGGATTAAATTTAGGTATTGGTTCTGGTTCTGGTTCTGGGTCTAATGGAGTTGGTTCTGGAGCAGGTGGTATTTCCTTTTCTTTTTCTTTTTCCAATTTAACTTCTTTATCAAGCTGTTTTACTTTAATACGTTCCACTTGTTTAATTTCAGGAGGAGTTGTATCAATATTTATATCAGATGCTGTTCTTTGTAAAACCTGACCAACTATATCTAAACTTTCATCCGTACCAACATCATAAGTAGTTCCATATACAACATCAGGCGTAAGCAAATAATAATCAATAGCTTTTATAACTAATTTATAACAAGTATCTTTTATAGTATTTTTTGATAATTCTAATGTTGGTTTTGTTGCTTTAGGTTTTCCATAATTCAAATCCTTTACATCCGATATTCTATTGGTAAACTCATATATTGCAGATTGCATGAATTTGTTATGAACACTATTAACAAATATATCAAAGCTTTGTATTTTGAATTCGTTTCTCATTTTATCAAACCATGCATCCGAATACTTTGCTTTTATTGCTGTTGCTATTAACGATGGATTTACTTTTTCAATGAAATTAATTGCATATACTATCGTATCCTCTCTAAATTCGCCATCTCTTAAAAATATACCATATCTTTCAAATAATTCACTATTGATAGTTTCTGGTCTTTTTAGAGGAAGTAATCTAACTTCTGTTCTTGATGGAGATATTTCAGATATCCATAATTTATCAAATTTAGAATCACTACCAACTCTTTTATTTACAAGAGTTATTTGTGTTTTGAAAATACCATTATTATATCCTGCCTCTTTTATCAATCTTTCTATATCGATAAAATATTCGTTTGGAAAATTAAAAGCTTGAAATAATGTACCATCTGCTATTAAAAAATAATCTCTGATATTTTGAGTTGTCAATGGTACATAACGAACTAAACCATATTTGGTTTGTGGTAATTGGTTATCGTTTACATCATATATTATAAATTCTATCGCATCGGCATCACTTAATCCAAAAAAAGACTGTAAATCTCCTCTTTCAAAGATTTCTCTATCTTTTGAATTTATTCGATATCCTTTCGAATCAACTACATCCTTAAAAAATTGTATAGCCATATTTTATAATCTATAATTATATACTCTTGTTAAAAACTCTTTTTCTTCTGTAGTTTTACCTTCCGATGAAACTTTTATTTTCAAAATAGAATCATATGTATTGTATCTACTAGCAATTGTACCAATCCAAGTTCTCCAACCACCATCCATTTTCGTATTTAATTTAACAGATGGTTTCAATTCAAACTTTTGAGTTTTTCCCTTTGCAACAGTTGCTTTTGCCGATGGGGTCCATTCCCAAACTCCAAGTGCATCTGCCAATTCAACAGTTACATCACTAGCAACAGCATATACTTCTATAAACTTACTATGTAATGTTTCGGATATACCACCTGCTCCTTTCAGAGTTCCATGGTCATTATCTAATATAATATAATACGTTTTATTGTCTATACTATTATTTGATAATGGAGCCTTTTCAAATTTTACAGTTGCTAAATCACCAGTTGAAACAGCCCCAGCTTCTAATTTTGCTTTTTTACCAAACAATTCTTCTCTAAGTAAATCATTTTGTTCTTTAAGAGATTGATTTCTTGCAAATAAAGATACTCGTTGAATAGCTTCGGATGTTGCTTTTTGTATAGCGTTTTGTAATTCAACAATAGTTGTTTGAATTTTAGATGTTGCGGTTGTTGTTTGATTTTGAGATGCAGCTGCTATTAATGCTTCGTTATCTACTTCAACACGTAAACTTTGAGATACGATTTCTAGTTCTTTAACCTTACCAGTTAAATCTGATATTTCAACATTTAAGTCTTGAATTTCATTTGTTAAATTTATTATAGATTGCGTTGCATCATTATATATAGAACGTAATACTGTGTCAGGTAAATCAGGTGCTGTGATTGGAATCAATTCAACTATTTGAGTATCTATTGATTTTAATAATTCCGCATTATCATATTTTGGCTTAACAAGTTTTGCAGCAGTAACTCCGTCCTTAACATCAATTTCTTCAAATAAATTAATGCCATATGTACTTTTTGATTTGATTCCTAAAGAACCACTAATCAATATCTTACCAATCAGTTCTTCGTTTTGTAAACCCGTTTTTCTCATAAATTAATTTACAACAATAAAAGTGATATCATCATCAAAGTATTGAATAGAGCCATCTATATCAATCTTAAATTCTATTTTATATACTCTATTAGTTTCCCAATTTCGTAAATCTAACTTTATATAATTACCATCAGCATCACAACTAACTTTAGAATATTCTCCGAATGGAATTATAATATCATTAGAATTAAAATCTTTAATTTGATAATATGTTGCTTCCGGTAAATATTTTTTTGTTTTATATGAAAATTGATTTGTAAAAGTTTTCAACGGATATAACTCCCTACCAAATACTCTAAGTTTAGGCTGTGTACCTAATTTATATTCTTTCTTAAAGTTAGTAATACCAACTTTAATATTCTCATCGATTAATGCGGATAATGAACCTGTATTAAATGTTTGGTCATCCCAACCTATTCTAATTTTTGGCTGATATATTGTATGGGTTTCTTTACTAAACAATTTAACAATACCATAATCTTTGGTATCCGTTTCTTTTATTGTTGGGTATTTAATTATAAATCCATCATTTGGAATAGAACCACTTACCCAGCTTTGAACTATTTGTTTAACATCCATATGGATATCAGCTGTACTATATGAAAACTCTTGTTGAGCCGTATATGCTGAGTACCAAACTCCACCTCTACCATCATATGAACCAGTTGAACCTGGAGCTAAATTAGGTAATATTCCATCGGTAGTAACATCACCCAACCAAAGCTTTTTACTATCACCTTCTCTATATCTCCAAGTAACACCAGCAGTTGATATCTCATCAAATCTAGTACCAATACCCATATCCCAACTACCGGATACTGCATGTGCATATAACGTATATTCTAATGGAATTTCTTCACTTTCGGTTTCTCTCATAACAAGAGTAACCTCATCTAATTTAACGTTACCATCTACAATTGATTGTGATAAATAAGACAAATCAAATCGTATTAATGTTCTTGAATAATCCCTAACACTACCATAATATACTTTACTAACTTCTAATACCTCGTCTAAACCAGTATTTTGATTTGGTTGTTGTAAATATATTGATGCATCTTTTGATGCTGTTATAAAATTATACATATTATTTTACCCTCCCTCTTATATCCGAATCCGGAAATTTAATTTCAAAAACCGAAGGGTCTAAAGATGGATATACAATCTTACCTTTAGTTGCCGCTGTTATATTATATGAATTTGGTGCATAATTGCCACCACATTTATTAGTTACTTCTAACATAGGTACGGATGATACCCCCTCTACATTAGATATTAATAATTCCACTTCACTCAAATTGATTGTTTGATTAAATGTCCAATTATCTATTGAAAAATATCTTTTTAATTCACTTATACAATTAGTTAATACTTCACTCTTATTATAGTTTTTATAAGCTGTTATTTCAAAATTCAAACCAATATTTATTACAAACCCATCAATTACATTAACACCATCTGTTAAAATCTTATATTCATTCAAATATGTTTTCAAATTTTCTTTAACAGCTCTATTAATAGGTGTAAGATTATTATTTGTATCATATCCAAGCAAATATAAGTTTATAGCAAATGGATTATTTTTTTCATTATCATTTGAAGTTTTTCCAACTAAAAAATTTCTTATTTCTTCTTGTACTGTTTGTTGAGTTGGTTCTTCACTATCAGGCTTATTTACAAATGACATAACCAAATCAGTAAATTCTTGCAAATTATTTGGAGATGCTAATATCGATGATGGTGAGTTATTATCTAACGTACCATCTGCGGTTGCATATGCTTTAGCAATACCACCATATTTGGATGGAAGTGATAAAACTCTTACTTGATAATCTTTTGCAGTTACGGCTCTATTTTGTGAACCAAAATTTGCTAATGCATTTTGTCTTATTTCTTCTATCGTTTCACCACCACGACCACCAGCGGCCGCTGCTTCATTATCAACTGCCAATGAACTCCTAACAGAATCAAATGCAGATAATTGAGATTGTGTAAATGTACCAGTATCATTATCTAATTCAAATCCTACTATTTTTATTAACGTTCCTTTTGGTACATTAGAAGTAACACCACCACCTACTAAATATTTTATTGTAATAGATGTATTTGCAGGAGATGTTCCGTATGTTTTTGTTTTTAAGAAATTAGTTGGGTCAAATGATTCCTCTAATCTACTAATTGAATTTGGTAATCCCAATCCAACATTTTTAAGATTTGGAATTAATTGTTCATCTGATGCAGTTGCATCCCCAGCACCAAATTGAATTGTAGTTGTACTATCCGAATTAACTTTTGTTACAAATCTTCTTGGAGTCTTTAATGTTTTTAGAATATATGGTACAGTTGTTTTGAATTGATATAAATCAGGATCATTAGCTTCTGTGTTTGGATTATCTATAAAAACCATTTCTTGTGCTAAATATGGAACTTCATACCACTTATTATTGTTAGAATCCCTAACATCAACAACTTGTATAACATTTGTATCTAATAACTCTATTGTTTGAAACGGAGTATATGTTCCAAATGTATATGTATTTTCAATCTGAATAGCTGATATTGCTTGTATATATTTTTTAACTAAATAAAATACAGGCTCTCCTGTAATAGAATCAGTTTGATATACCATTATCTCTCTATTTTCATTATCAGAAAAATCAACAACATCTGTTGTTCTAAATATTACATCAGGTACATTGGCTTCAACCGTCATTCCCTCTTTTATTCTTAAATAATATTTTTCATCAGGTTTATTATTAACACCACTTCCTATCGATGGTACTAATTGATATACTGATAAGTTTACTACTGCCGGCGCTGTTACTTTTGGTTTGTAACCCAAATATTGAGATAATGCCAATACATTTGCAGAATCTTCTGCATAAACCATCATAGATTCTTTTAATGTATCATCTACATAATAAGATAAAACATCACCAATATATGATGCCATTTCTATAAACATCATACCAGGTGATGTTTCGTTAAAATCACTATATGATTTTGGAAAATATGTTTTTGCAAATTCAATAAGATTATCACGGAAAGCAACAAAGTCTTTATTAAGATAATTTATATCCTTTCCTTTATTCTTAAAAATTTTATTTGTAGTTTGTATTGCCATTTTTATTTAGTATTATCCAGCCGAAACATTAAAAGTTACTGTATTCAATTCAGATGCTCCTGCTATTGAAAACGTAAGAGATACATTTACTGTATTTGCATCTTTTAGAGAATCACTTGCATCTATATCAATTTGTTCTATATTAACATAAGGTAACCACTTACCCATAGTACCAATAATAGCTTCTTCTATTTTGGTTTCTATTTCATCAGTTTCCGGCTCAAATAAAATCTCTTGAAGACCGCTTCCGAAATCAGGATGCATAAGCCTTTCACCTCTTTTAGTAAGTAACAAATTTTTTATATTAGAACTAAGTTGGTCTATTGTTGTAAACGATTGATTGAAAGCAGTATTAGTTATTTGAATTGGTAAAGTTATACCTATTGCATAGTCATTATACGTTTCCGTATCTTTTACCAATCTAGTACCTAATATAATTGCCATTATTTCTTAAATCTTTTTACAAGTTCTGAATAATCTCTGTTTAATGCTTTATCCAATTCAGGCACCCCAGTCTGAACACCTAATCCAGTTGGTTGAGGTCCTTTAGCCATTTCACCATAACCCATTTTTTCAGCCAATGCAGTTTTACCTACAATAGAACCCATATCACCTTGTCCAAAGTTCATTGTTCTAAACCCACCATCTCCTTGTGGGATTCCACCACGTGTTTCATTAAGGATTTGATTAATCATTGGGTTTTTACTGAATTGTTTTTGTGGTACTACTTTTGTAGATACAGATTCTTCAATAAGCTCATCATCTAACATAGCTTTAGCCATTGATAATCCAGTAGTTTTTGGTTTAGCAGGTTGTTTACCCTCTGCTAACATTTTTTTCATCTCAGCCTTCACACCTTCATTGATTAAAGCAGGTAATTGCTCTTTAAGTTCCTCTTTAATAAGAATTTGGATGGCTTTTAATAATTTGTCCGTATTCATACTTTATTATTTGTTATGTTTATAAATATTTGAATTAAGTATTTTTGGGATTTATTAAACTTTGGCTACATAGAACCCCCAATACTCCCAATGCCACATTTCATCAACACCACCACCATCAGCTAATCTTGCTGGGTTATACCATCCATATTTAGGTCCATTATTGGATAACCATCTATATAACGATGATTTTTCTCTACCTGCTTTATTAATAGCTGGGTTTCCACTTCCTCCTACTTGCCTATATAGTTCGGAAAAATCAATTGCAATTCCCCAACCATGTGGTGAACTACCAGGCTTTGCTATCGTTGAACCAGTTCCTAATGATTGCTGATGTGCTACACTTCTATACGCAGATGTCATTGTCCAAGTAACCCCTTCTGCTTTTGCTTGTTTTTTTAATTTGAAATATTGTATAGCTGCTTCTGGATGTAGTAAATATTTACCATTATATCTATAATTACCTCCATTTTCAACAGCAGTCATAGCTTCTATTGGAATGTACCCATTTGGATACTTACCATTAAATATTGGTGGAGCTGGTACTCTTGTTGCTCCTACATTTCCATATATTTTTGGTGGAGGTCCTTCTGCTATTGCTTGTGGGACTGTACCATCTGCACTTTGTTGCCCCAATATTACAGGACTTGGTTTTGATTTGAATCTTGGTCTATCAAATGCACCGGGATCTGGCGCTGGTACTGGAGTCTCTGTATATTCGCTGAATTCAGCAACTACAGTTTGTTCGGATGCTGAAGCTATCGTTTGGTCAGCTGTAATAATTACATTATTTTCTTTTTCATGCTCCGTTACAGCGTTACCGTCTACAATTGGTGCATCATCACCATCTTCAATTTCTTGGTCATCAGCCGTTCCAGTTGGTTTCGCCGGGTCTACCTTATACCCTGTCCAATTTACAACACCAGGTGCTGGAGTACCTAATGGTGGGTATAATGACACCGTATTAACTATACCAACTACCGATGCTAAATGTGCATTTGCATATGATATAAAATCATCAACTATTAAAGATGTATTTTTTGTTGGAGATAGTTGTGACATACTTTTTTATTTTTGAAGTAATTTTTCATCAGGTAAAACATATCCACTAATTCTACTTGGATTTACTTGTTTCTTAAAACAACCACATCCATTTCTATTAAATCCACCTCCGCCAGTATTTCCTTCAATTGTTGTTATTTTACCATTTACAACTGCAGCAACAATACCTATATGGTGTGCAGGTGTTCCATATAATACAGCCGCTCCAACAGCTGGTACGGTTGACCACACTCCATTTTTCTTACCCCAAGTTACCCAATTTACACATCCAGCAGATCCTGGTGGCGTTTTTAATCCTGCGGATTTCCACCAAGCAGTTACTGCACCAGCACACCAATAGTATCCTTCACCACTTGCTTTAACTTTTGCTGGATTATCCAATCCAGCCAATTTCATCATAGCATCGATTCTACCATATTGACCTTCAGGCAATTCTCCATTAATACCATTAACTTTACCACCACCATAATTTTTACCAGCACCATTATTTGCTTTAGTACCAGTTTCCATAATACCAATATCTAATGTTGCAGCCTGTACAATTCTTTGGCCAATTGGGCCTGATGTAAAACTTGGATTTGTATCGGTAAATTCAGAATCACTAGCATAGATTATTTTCTTTTCTACAAATCTTGGTTTTGGTGGGTCTGCGGGTGGAATTGGAGTTGATGTATATTCAGAAAATTCAATTTCCGTAGCTAATAATGAACTATATTCTGCAGCTGTCTCATCTCCGGCAGCAGCTGCTTCATCAGCTTTAACTTTTTCAGCTTGTTTAACTGCTATATCTTCAGCAGTCATTTTGAAATCAGCAGGTGGGGTTGGTGGTGATGGTATAAAAGGACTCCAAATGCCAGGATTTATTACAACATTACTTGTTACTGATATATTTTGTGTAGACCCTACTGCTGGTATTTTTGGTATTGGGTATTGATTTAATTGGGCCCCAGTCCAATATGCAATTACACCCGGACCCATAGCTCCAACTAAATCATATGGAGATGTGGATGATAATCCTTGTTGTAATGCTGATTTGAAAACTTCTCTCATAGCATCAACATTACCCTGTCTTAGACTTACACCATTAATAGTATCAGTTCCCCTTTTTATTGCAGCATCGTATTCATTTGCATATAAGTCTGCAATAGTATCTATATCAGGTATACCATCTGGATTATTTGCTACCCTTAAAATATTATCCTTAAAAGTTTGCCAAGACATTATGCTGTTGTATTTAATTCACTCAATATAGTTTTTAACTTAGATTTAATAGAATTAAAAGCTGGAACATTTTCTGGTCCTACTTTAGATGGTCCAGATGGTGTTAAATAATTCTGCTTTACAATTTCATCTATTAATTCTGTAAGTAAATCTACTAATTTATTACCTTTAACAATTGGTTCTAATTCTTTATTTCCTAAATTAATTTTTCCATTACCTGTATTTAGATTTATATTTCTATCATTAGTTGCTATGTTTGTATCAGCACCTACATTAACTTCAATACCCAATCTATTATCAATTGATAGAGCCCCATCGGAAATAAATCCATAATTCTTTTTTGAATAAAATATCATTTCGGCATTTCTAGCTGAAAGTATCAATCTACCAGAACTAAATAATAATTGGTCTCCTATTAATTTAGATGGATACTCTTTGAATGCAGTTGGCTTTGTTTGAAAATCCGAAGCATTTTTTTCATCTAATGTACCGGGAACAAATCCAAGTTGATATTCATTTGACATTAATGCAATAGTACTACCATCTTTATTAACATCTTCTTCTGTTACGGAATTTATTTCATTTTTTTTGGATACTGCATTTTCTCCGTTTCTTATAAAAATAGTTGGTGCATATACTTTTTTATCATTATTATATGCAGAAAATCTTATTGATTGACCAAATCTACTTTCAATAACTTCATCACCTTCATATAATTTTAATTTATGAATACCTTGTTGCTGTGTAAAATAACTTCCATATCCATCATATTTAGTTGAATTATCTTTGGTAGTTTTAGCCATACCAGTATTTTCAACTCTTGCATAACTATCTTTTTTATCTTCGGATGTTTGGTTGGTAGACGGTGAAAAATTATTCTTAATATATTCTCTGTCCGCATTTATATTAGGTCCAAGTTCCGTTCCAATCCTTTGATAAAATAATTGACCAGATTGACCAACTATAATTTCAACAACTTCATTTCTTACAGGTAATTTTTTGAAATTTTTATCGTATGGATGTGCAATTGGTAAAGTTTCTTCATCAGTTGTACGTCCTTTTGATGTGTATCTAAATTCAATAGCACCTATATACTCTGTGGTTATATTTTTATCGCTTTTTATTAATGGATGCTCCATATCCAATATTACAGAATATACAACACCAAGACTTGATTGGGAGCCGGCTACTTTTCCTATTTGCGATGATACTCCGGTAGATGTGGTTGAATTTTGAATTGGCATACTTATTTCATTTTTTGTTTTAACTCATCTAATTCAAATTCTAAATCATCAACTCTTTCAACCTCAGCCTTAGTATCTTCCAAATCTCTGAGTAATTGTTCTTTTTCAAATGGTGATAGGAATCCTTCTTGTCCCTCTGTCTTTTTATCTGCAGCAACAATTTTAGTTGCAATAGATGCCAACTTAACTAAATGGTCATCGTTTCTAATTGAGCTATCTATTAGGGAATTAATCAATGGACCTAAGTTACCCATATCGCTTGTGCTTTTAACCATCTTTTTCAATTCATTGATTAAATCACTTATCTTTGCTTTCTTTTGTACTTGATTATTATAGATATCCTCAAATAATCCATTTAGGGATTTACCTGGAAATAATTCGAAATCGTTTGACATATTAATATATTTACATTTTGTATGTATATAAATATGATTGTATTAAAATGTTGAAATTAAATTGGGATTACTTCAATTGTAATCTTTGGTTGATATCCTTCAGGTAGTTGTCTATTAATACCTTTGAATTCATTTACTTTATTCTTAAAGTAAGTTATTTGTAATATCTTATCAGTTAGGTTCATTACAGTTTGAGATGATGTAGACATATCCTTTGTGTCTCTTTTCATATTTAACATAGGTCTTTTTGGAAAGTATTCCTTTCTCATAGCCTGTGCTATTGTTGACCAATCATCTACCTTATCAACTGATTTCTCTGCTGATATCTTTCTTAATTGTGAACTTAGGTATTTCTCACCATGCGTATATCCTGCATCGGTGAACATATGTCCGTGATTTGTACGAACAACAGGTGATTCGGAGTTTTGAAGTTTAACATCAGGCTTATGCTTTGATGTAGTTTCAATACTAACCATATGTTTTGGAGATGATACAAATGTATGACCTTTGAGAGATAATCCACTCTTACCCTTATATGATAGTGTAGCTCGTACTGCATCCATTAGAGTAGGTTGCTTAATGATGTTTCTCATCTTATCACCATCAGGTCCGGGCTTTCCACCCTTCTTAACCATTTTGTGTTCAGCTTCATCATGCCCAACTAATAGTGCAGAGTTCACTACACCAATTCCGTTTTCATTTAATCCTTCACTCCAATCGGTTATTAAATCGTGCAGATATGCAACTTCCACACCATCAATGATAGTATGCACAATTTCTAAAGATGGGTTATAAGCTCTATCTCTATTTTTAGCTAAGATGAACTTATCATTTATTTCCTTAGATACAATAATGCACTCTAAAAGTTTCATTTATTTATTATTGGATATATGCGTTTAATTCGTAAGAATTTTTCATACCATAAACTTGAATCTGAAGTTTCTTTCTTTGAACCTTACCATCTTTAGATAATTCAATACTAAATTTATTAGTCTTACCTTCCGATGGTTTACGAGGGCCCATTCCTATTTGTCTGAAAGAATCATCATCATTTATTTCGTATCCTTTTTTCTCCGCATATTCTTTAGCTGCGTTGATAGCTGATGTATATGATTTGTGATATACTTCGTAATCCGATTTTGCTTCTTTTATTGGATTCATTTTTTCATCCGATACCCAATATGCCGTTCCACCACCTATTGAATGTTGAAACATCTTTTCCATTTTTTCAGCGTATTTCTTTGCATCACTATATGAATTAAATACTTTTGGCTTATTAGTTGTCTTAAATGTTTTTTGGTCAAATTCCTTTTCCAAATCTTTACCCCTTCCCCTACCTAAGTTATAGGTTACATAGTATTTCTTTTCAGTAAGAGTTGCTTCGCTTAGTATTTTCTTTAAACTTATCATATTCTATTTTATTAAAATGCTCCGTTTAATTCTTTAGCTGCATCATCTCCGTACTTTGATTTGAATTTATCTGTCAAATCTTTTAAAATACTACTTCTATATTTAGAAACTTCGGATGGCATTGAACCTTCTATATCATGTATTGTTTCAATTGCTTGTAACAATTTAAGAGCCTTTGTGTTATTTAAAAATGTTGCTAATTCGATTACAGCACCAGTATGGTCGTTTCTATCAGTCAATTTAGCTACCTTTTCTATAATTTGCGTAGTATCCTTTACTTCGTTTACTTTAGGTTTTCCGGTTACAATACCCATTAATTTTATCATCTTATTTCTTTACTTTAATTTTCCAATAAGTACCAAATCCAACATAAGGTGAGAATGAACCATTAGTTCCATCAACAGTTCTATTGTTTACACCAATGTTTAAGTTATAGATTTTATCTTTTTTAGTTTTAAGAATTAAACCAGCTCCAACTGCTGAAACATAATCTTCTCTATTAAATCCTGCATTCAAACCATAATACAATTGAGTTTTTGCAGGCTCTTTAACAATCATAGTTTCTTTGATAGTTCTTTGTTTAACACTTGCGTTGAAAGTTCTACCTAAGATTTTGTTTTGTGAGATAGTATCAGTTACAGCCACAGTTCCTAATGAATCAGGCAATACTAACACATCCTTATATAATACTTTTGAGTAATAATCTTTTAATAATGCAGCCGTATCAATTACCGCTGGAATTAGTACTTCTTTTTCAACGATTGTTTCATGGTATATATCTTCACCTTTTTTAGTTACCACTTTAGTCTTTACAATATCAACAGTATCGATTTCGTGCTTA